GATACGCCGGCACCGGCCGGCCATTGATCGGCAAACCGACACGGAACAACAAACAACGTGCAACCGTGTTTCCAATCGGCGTGGATGATGCCAAAACGAAAATTTATGATCGGTTGCAGATTGACACGGCCGGCGGCGGATACATTCATTTCAAGGCCGGCACATGTGATGAGGATTTTTTCTTGCAATTGACAAGTGAGAAACATGTGACAAGGTATCAAAAAGGTTTTCCCACAAAGGTTTGGGAATTGAGGCAAAACCGTCGCAATGAGGTTTTGGATTGCGTTGTGTATGCGTTGGCGGCATTCAAATTGTTGAATGTGAACATGAAACCATTGTTTGATGCCATGGAAAAAAGGATGGCAACCGTGGCGCGGGTGGATGCGGCCACGGAGGGCAAAAAGGAAAAAAAACCATCCGGCGTGGTGATCAAAGGCCGCGGATATTGGAATCAATTTGGATAGGCAATGCCTCTCACCGTGCATGTGTTTCTCCAGGATGAAAACGCCGTGAAAATCCACACGGTGAAAATGGCCACCAACATGCCGGCCGGTGAAATCATCAACAAATTGATCGGTGCATTGGACACGGTGGAAATTGAGGAAATCATCACAATCACCGTGAAAGATCCGGCCGGCGGCAAACCACGCAAGATCAAAAAACGCCGCAAATACGTGGTGAATCTTGAAAATATCACGTTGTGATACACTTTCCGGTTTGCATCATTCCGTGAAAATGCGGAGGTTTGTGGCAGATATTCAATACCAGGACCGGAATGCCACAAACCAATATTCCATTGCAATTCGTTGCCGGCCAATTTTGGAATTGGACCGATGAAAAGCCGGATGATCTGAGTGGATCCTGGACGTGGGCGGCCAAATTCGTTTTTGTGGGTCCGGATCAATTTGAAATTTCCGGCACCTTGTCCGGCACCACCTACACGTTTGAAAAAAGACCTACCGAAACCACCAAGATCAAGGCCGGCCATTACACGTTCCACCGTGTTTGGAACAACCAACAAACATCACCAAATGATCAATCGGTGGTGGATATTTCCGGCCGCATTGAGATCCTTGAAAATCCTCTATTGAAACAAGGTGGCCTCACCGGCGTATCTTGGGCGCGGGAAACCTTGCAACGTGTTGAGGCCGCAATCCAATCCTATTCCACAACGCCGGTGACTCAAATCACCATTGCCGGCCGCACAATCATCCGGCCATCACTTGAACAATTGATGCGTGAGCGCGGGATCCTCTTGATGGAAATTCAGCGTGAGGAACGTGCGGAAAAAATCAAACGTGGAATTGACGTTGGCGGCAAAATCTTGTTCCGATTCCAGGAGCCATCTTGATGGCCAAACGGCGCACAACAAAACCATCCGCCAAGGCCGGCAAGGTGCCGCGCCGCCGGTCCTGGCAGGCCGCCAAAAGCAACCGTCTCACATCCGATTGGCGTGCCTCTCAAAATCCAATTGATCAAGATATTTATGCGGATTTGCGGATCTTGCGCGCACGTGCGCGGGATCTTGCAAACAACAATCCGCATGGCCGGCGGTTTGTCCGATTGATCCAAATGAACGTGGCCGGCCCGCGTGGATTCCAAGTGCAATCCCGCGTGGAAACCGATACCGGCCGGCCGTTGGAATCGGCCAACGTGATGATTGAGGAGGCATGGCAACGTTGGTGCAAGGCCGGCGTTTGTGAGATCACCGGCCGGCACACATTCCGCACCTTGCAACACATCCTTTTGGGACACGCCGCACGTGATGGCGAATTTTTGGTGCGTGAGATTGTGAATCCGCAATTGGAATTTGGATACACATTGCAGATTTTGCCGCCGGATGTCCTGGATGATCAATACAATGACAAATTGCCATCCGGAAACGTGGTGGTGATGGGGGTGGAATTGGACAAATTCCGCCGGCCGGTTGCCTATCATTTGAAACGCCAAGAGGCCGGCACCTACGAACCAATTTCACGTGCGGACCGTGAACGCGTGCCGGCAAATGAAATCATCCATGGGTTTGTGCAAGATTCCGCATTTCAAACACGCGGTGTGCCGTGGATGGCGGCGGCAATCCTCAAGGTGCGCATGTTGGGCGAATATGAAATTGCCGCATTGACAAAGGCGCGCACCGGTGCCACCAATCTTGGATTCCTTGCACCGTCCATTGATTATGCACAAGGCACCGTTCAAGCGGGTGAGGATGATGGTGCCGGCAACACGGTGGTGAACATTGAACCAATGAGTGTGACACAATTGGATCCTGGCACAACGTTCACGCCATGGCAATCCGAATATCCAACGCAACAATATGATCCGTTTGTCAAGGCCAATTTGAGATCCATTGCCGCGGCCTTGGATGTCTCTTATACATCCTTGTCCGGTGATTTGAGTGATACATCTTATTCATCCGCACGCGTCGGCCTTTTGGATGAACGTGAATCATACCGTGACCGCCAGGAATGGTTTGTTGATGTGTTTTTGCGGCGTGTGTTCCGGAATTGGTTGGAAATGGCGTGGATGTCCGGCAACATTTCATTTCCGGTTTCCAAAATGGAAAAATTTTCCAATGCCAAATTCATCGGCCGCACGTGGGCGTGGGTGGATCCGCAAAAAGACATCACCGCGGCCATCATGGAAATCACCAACAATCTTTCCACCAAATCTGAATATTTGAGTGAACAAGGCCGTGATTTCACAGAAGTGATCAAACAACGGCAAACGGAAATTGAACTTGAAAACGCCGCCGGATTGAATCCGGCACCGGATGAACCGGATGAACCGGATGAACCGGATGAACCGGATGAACCGGAATCCGAAACGCCGGAGGAGGCCGCAACCGGCCGCACACTTGCAATCATCAACGGGAATGGCCATGAGAAATGAACTATTGCACCAAGTGAGATCCAAACGCCACGTGCGCCAAATTTCCATCCAACGTGATGGCATTGATGAGGAGGCACGCACGGTTGAATTGGCGTTTTCATCCGAAACACCGGTTGAACGTTTTTGGGGGATTGAGATTTTGGACCATTCCCCAAAATCCGTGCATTTGGACCGGTTGAATGATGGTGGTGCGGTCCTGAAAAACCATGATCCGGCGGAACACCACGCCGTTGTGGAATCCGTGCGCATTGACCGTGACAAGGTTGGCCGTGCGGTTGTGCGGTTTTCATCCAAACCGGAAAGTGAGGCCGTGTTTCGTGATGTCCTTGATGGCATCATCCGCAAGGTTTCCGTGGGATACATGATCAATGACATGGTTGCGGAACGTGAGGAAAAAGGCAAGGCCACCACATACCGTGTGACAGATTGGACACCATATGAAATTTCATTTGTTTCAATTCCGGCGGATTCAACCGTTGGCGTTGGCCGCGCGGATCAACCATCAACAAACACCATGAGGAAAATCACCATGGGTGATACAGATACCAAAACCACGCCAACGCCGGAAGAGGTTCAAGCGTTGGAAAAGGTCCGGCGTGAGGAAATTGAGGCAACCGCCAAGCGTTTCGCAGATCGGATCAAAGGCGGTGCATCGGAAATGCAGAAGATCAAAGAGGCGGCCATTGAACTTGGCGCGCCGGCCGATTTGTTCCGCGGTGACGTGTACACGCGGATCAATGACAACAAACCGATTGACACGCCGGCCGGATTCCTTGACATGTCAAAAAAGGATGTCAAATCCTACCGGATCACGCGTGCCATCAATGCGTTGGCCTCACGTGATTGGAAGGATGCCGGATTTGAGCGTGAGGTTTCAAAGGCCATTGCGGAAAAATTGCACCGTGATCCGCAAGGGTTTTTTGTGCCGGTTGAGATTCAATCCGGCCTTGGCAACCAAGAGCGTGATTTGACAGCCGGCACCACCACGGCCGGCGGATTCACGGTTGCCACCGACATGTTGCCATTCATTGATTGGTTGGTGAAGAAACCGTTGGTGGTGCAAATGGGTGCCACCGTCCTCACCGGCCTCAACGGCAATATTGCGATCCCAAAAGGCAACGCCGGATCAACCGGATATTGGGTGGCGGAAAACGTGGCACCAACCGAATCAAACCACACGTTTTTGCAAGTCACCATGTCACCGCAAACGTTGGGAACGTTCACAGATCTTTCCCGCCGTTTGATCATCCAATCGTCACTTGACATTGAGGCCTTGATCCGCAATGAGATCACACGCGGCCTCCGCGTTGAGGTTGATCGGGTTTCGATTGAGGGCAGTGGATCCGGTAGTGAACCGACCGGCATCCTGGGAACGTCCGGCATCGGTGATGTGGCCGGCGGCACCAACGGTCTTGCACCGGCCTTGTCTCACATTGTTGGCCTTGAAACAGAGGTGGCCATTGATGATGCCGATTTTGGGCGCATGGGATACCTCACCAATGCCAAGGTGCGTGGCAAACTCAAACAGACGTTCACCAACGCCACATACGGATCCATTCCGTTGTGGACGGAGGGAACAATGCCATTTGGATCCTTGAATGGATACCGCGCCGGCGTTTCCAACAATGTGCCGTGGGATCTTGTCAAAGGCACATCGGGATCCGTGTGCTCCGCGATCATTTTTGGCAATTGGGAATCCTGGGTGATCGGTGAATGGGGCGTGATGGATGTCCTTGTGGATCCATACACCGGAGGCGCGGCCGGCACCGTGCGTGTCCGCGTGTTGGTGGATGTCAACATGGCGTGCAAATGGGCGCAATCATTTGCCGCAATGAAGGATGCACTCACCACCTAAGCAACCGCAATGACCATCACAACGAAGGATGCCGCCGGCCTTGCGCCGGCGGCATTTCCCCACATGCCAAAAAATGAAATCAAATCCATGATGATCACCGCGCGGCCGGCCGGCGGTGGCACGCCACAGCGTTTTGAATTGGTGGAAGGAACACGGATCAAAAGTGTGCGCGGGTTTGGCCTCAAAGGCCAATCCGTTGAAATCGGCACCGTGTTCACCATCGGCAAGGATGTGGATTTTGAAACGGCGTTTTTTTTGATCAACGCATCCAAGGCCGTGATATTGCCGGCATCAACACCGTTTGACCGCGAATCAGATCACAAGGCCAAAAAATGATCACCGTGCCGGATGATCCAAACATGTCCATGGATCCATTCTTGGAGGTGTTTTCCGTGCCGGCCGTGTATGTGGCACCGGATGGCACCAAAAAGGATGTGCGTGTGATTTACAACGCACCGTATGTGCCGTTTGAATTTGCGGATGGCGTGGTGATCCAAAACGAATCACCAATGGCAATTGGCGCGGCGGTTGATTTTTCGGATGTGCGTGATTCCGGATCCACGGCCACCTTGAAAATCGGTGCATCCACATTCTATGTTGTGGAAATTGCCGGCGGTGTCACCGGTGAGGTGATGCTGACATTGAGCGAATTCTCCCATGGTTCACCGCCAGGGGATTGACAAATGCCAATCAAACGTGAATCAATTGTTGCCGCATTGGCCGCACGGTTGGCCGGCATCACGGTGGCCAATGGATACAATACCAACGCCGGCGCAAACGTCACAATTTGGCGTGTCACATCATTCGATGTGAATGAATTGCCGGCCATCAACATTGCCGATATTCGTGATGAGGTGATTGGGGAACAAATCCCATTGGTGCAAGATTGGCGGTTGAGTGTCCGGATCCATGCCATTGCGGATCCGGCGCAATTGGCGGATGGCACCTTGCGGATGATTGTGGCGGATGTGTACAAGGCCATTGGTGTGGATCACACATTTTCCGGATCCGCCATCAAAACAGATCTTGAAACCGATGAAATGGAATTGGATCAAAAGGAATCAAGATTGGGAATCGCCACAATCAACATTGGAATTCACTACCGCACAAACAAATTTCAAGAGGAATGAACCATGGCCATTCAATTGGTGAAAAAAACAGCACTTGCCGTGGTGGTGGAAACCACGCAAGGCACACCGGTGGCACCTACCGCCACGGATTTCATGTTGGTGG